AGCGGCAACTAACACTGGCTACTGTTCAGCGGCAACTAACACTGGCGACTGTTCAGCGGCAACTAACACTGGCTACTGTTCAGCGGCAACTAACACTGGCAACCGGTCAGCGGCAGAAGTTTCTGGATCACAATCCGTAGCAGCGGCGTTCGGCATTGAAGGAAAAGCTCGCGCATCAGAAGGTGGTGCAATCGTCCTCTGTTATCGCGATGAAGATGGCGAACTGATTCACATCCGCGCAAGCAAAGTTGGCGAGAACGGTATTATGCCGAATACATGGTATCAACTGAATGAAGATGGTGAGTTTGTAGCGTGTGAGTGATGCACCTATAGCAGATTGCGCAGTCTGCTATGTGAGCAATATCGCATAACTATGATGAGAAATTTTAAATGGGCAGAAAATTTAAAGTTTGGCTAGATTCAGGCGCAAATATTCATTCCTGCTATAAGCAGGAAATTGACATTGAAGAGGATCTTGGTATCTCTGATGATGAATGGGACTCATACAGTGAAGGGGATAAGGATGAAATTATGAAGGATGTTGCATGGGAAAGAATGGATTGGGGGTTTGAAGAGATAGAAAGCGAATAAGCACTGTGTATTCATTCCAGTGAGTGAATACACGGAGCAATATCGCTCGTAACCAAGCGAGGACGACGACTCGTTCTGGTTAATCGAAAAATCATCCCTTGATGTTATTTGCCGCTCTATATGGGCGGCATTCTTTTTACCTGGAGGAAAGCATGGAAATCGACGTTCGAAAAGTTGCAACTTATTCATCAAATGGTGGATGGAGAGAAGTAACCGTCAAAGAAGATAATACGACTATTAAGTTTGACTTAAACACTTATGGCGAAATTAAAGAGTTTTGCCATCACCTCTTGGATACCGCTTTTGCTGAGATGGAAATGGATGAAATCATCGCCTATCTAACGGAAAACAGCTATAGCGACGAGATTATCGAGCGCTACGAAGAAGAGAAATCAGAAGCCGCCTGAGTGCGGCTTTTTCATGCCCGCATATCAACAGAGATTCACGAGTCTCTATCGCTATGCAATCACACACAACATAAGGAACCAGCCCATGATGCAACTAAGCCTCGCGGGTAGCGGCGTCATGTCCGCTTTTTATCCCGCTGAATCCGAATTATCCAAGCGTATTCGTCGTCTTATTCGCGCTGTTCGTAAGCAACTGGAGGCGTTATGCAAAACACATTAACCGTTATTCGCCAGTGCGTAACTCCAGGAATGCTGGTTATTCACCACGGAAAGCCATGGAGAGCAGCAGTTAACAAAGACGGCAAGTTGCACATCCACACACTGACCGAAGCTAAGCCACTTAAAGACCTGCTGGTAGATATCGTGCTTAACCATAAAAACGAGCCGGAGATTATTTAGTGAGCATTACAGATACCTGGTCAGACGATGCGTTTATTCGCCTTATGCAGGACATGCTCAATCAGCAGAAAGAACAGGAGAACGATAATGATTCCTACAGACCTAGCCAGAACTCCAGAATTAAGCAGGATAAAGCGTCAGTATCACCTGACTGAGGCAATGTACTGGCGTAAGGCCGGTGATAAGTCGATGAAGTCCTTCTGTCTTGATATGGCTCGTCGTGAGCGAATGAATAAAGGCGAGTTTCTGGCTAATCCTTCCGAACTCCCATTCTGAGGTGTTTATGAATTTGAATGATTTTGATGCGCCATTCGCTGCTGACGATATTGAATGGCGTATCCAACAAAGCGGAAAAACGCGAGATGGTAAAGTCTGGGCAATGGTGCTCGCGTATGTGACCAACAGGGCAATCATGAAGCGCCTTGATGATGTATGCGGCAAGGCTGGCTGGCGTAACGAATATCGGGATATCCCGAACAACGGCGGTGTTGAATGTGGCATATCAATCAAGATTGATTCCGAATGGGTAACTAAATGGGATGCTGCTGAAAACACACAGGTAGAAGCCGTCAAAGGTGGTCGCTCCGGCGCAATGAAGCGTGCTGCCGTTCAGTGGGGAATTGGTCGGTATCTGTATAACCTTGAGGAAGGTTTTGCGCAGATATCCAGTGATAAGAAACAAGGATGGCACAGGGCCAAACTGAAGGATGGAACAGGATTTTACTGGCTCCCTCCATCGCTGCCGAACTGGGCCATGCCAGCATCAGGCAATCAACCATCACCAGAAAATACCAACCAGAAATCTCCATCGGTTGACTGCGAACAAATCCTGAAAGACTTCAGCGATTATGCAGCAACAGAAACTGACAAGAAAAAACTCATTGAGCGTTATCAGCATGACTGGCAATTATTGGCTGGTCACGATGATGCGCAGACAAAATGCGTTCAGGTAATGAATATCAGAATAAATGAGCTTAAACAGGTGGCTTAATGAGAAGATTAAACATAACTCCAGCAGAGATGGAGTCAGTTTGCGGTCGCATGGTAGCTTGCCGTGCAGCAGAACATCTGGGCCTAAACATAAATCAGTTTTATTACATAGCAAAAAAACTGTCATTAAAAACGGCATTCGTTAAGCCAAGATGGAGCGACGACGAAGACAAAAGAATGCAGACGCTTATCTCATCAGGCTATACACAAAGAAATGTAGCAAAAATTCTCGGGCGAAGTGAAGAGTCGGTAAAAAGCAGGCTATCACGTTTACGAAAGAAATAACCCTATACGTACCACATTATTCGGATAACCTACCCTGGAGTAAATTATGCCAGCGCCTGTGTATGGTGCGAATGACCCGCGCCGCTGTTCCGGCAATTCCGTCTCGGAGGTGCTGGATAAATTCAGAAAAAACTACGACCTGATAATGTCACTACCGCAGGAAACGAAAGAGGAAAAGGAATTTCGCCACTGTATATGGCTTGCAGAGAAAGAAGAACGCGAGCGAATTTACCAGACATCCATCCGGCCATTCCGCAAAGCCACTTACACCCAATTCATTGAAACAGACCCGCGCCTTAAAAATTACCGTTCGCGTTACGGCGCTATCAGCAATAACTGAGGAATTCATCATGAGAGGTTTGTCCTATGACCACGGAATCCTTCCATCGGAAATGATTATTCGACACCGCTTCAAACCCATCAAAGATACTCCACGCGAAGAAATGCTGGCGAGAAATAGTTTTCCATCAGTGAATGAAAACAAATATCTGAATGCAATGTTGCGGAGTGGGAAGAAATGAAAGAAGTGAAAATATACACGATTGTCAGTGACCAGTTATCACCACCAATAACAGGAGAATCATTCTGTACTGATATGGTGCGTCATAGTGATTATGCGGAGCTTGAGGCTAAATACGCGGTGTTAACGGTGGATAACGATAAAGCAATGGAGTCACTTAAGCAGGCTGATGCAGTTGTTAAGTTGGCGCACGAGAAGTTTTCGGCGCTGGCTGCGGAGAATGAGGAACTTAAATACCAGAATCCTACACTGTCGGCGATGATGTCATGTCTTGATGCGTTCTATGCTGACGATGACGTGCCGGAGCGAGCCATGATGGCGGCCTATAACATTCTTCGCAAGTCGGTAGGCACCCCAGCCACCGACGCTTTTCTGGCGGAGATGCGGGCGCAGGCTCACAAGGAAGGCGCTTACTTTGTTGCTAACCGAATGCTGGCCGCATGGGATGCAGGATTTATCGACGACACAGCAAAGAACGCTGCGGACATCGCACGAATGATACTGACCTCCACAGAATTTATGGCTGATGCGCCGGAAGGCGATTTTGATCGCTCATTCGCCGATGGCGTTCTCGAAGGTATCGCCGCCCAGCTTCGCAAAGGAGTGCAGTCATGATTACGGGAACCTCAAATTACGACGAAGTGCCGACGATACCCTGCAAAATCTGCGGCGGTTATTTCAAAGCCGATGATCCAGAAAGTCACAAATGCGAGGAGTCAGACCAATGAGCAACATCGACAAACTCAATGACCATGAACTGGTTGATCTGAAAAACGCTATCGAAAGAGAGCTTAAACGACGCGCTGATGGGCCAAAAGTCACCACGTATTATGTCGTCTCCTGCATCACTGATGCTCAGAATTTTACTGATTTGGACTACGCCTTACGTTGCTTAAAAAGTGTCACCGAAGACCTTATGGAGTGGGTAGCGGAATCCACAGAAAACCGGTATTACGTCAATCGATGCACAGGCATTGTTGGGGCAAAACTCCAGGTGGAGGAGATGAATCTCGATCACTTCAACATGTGCGTAGCAGAAAAATATTTCGACGATATTTGTTATCCACCGGAGACTGCCCAATGAGCTACATCGACAAACAGGCGCTGCGTATTGAGAGGGGGTGAGATGTGTAACTTCCACGAACGCAAAGTTCGTCGAACTGAATATTACCAACGTTTCGTTTTTGGCTGGAAGCTGCGTCCCTGCACGGCGTGTAACGGCAGTGGTTATTACGACCACAACGGTAGTCCGAAATGCTCGTCCTGCAATGGCACAGGCAAAGAGCGGTACAAACCAAATTAGTAGAATTACGGCAGAAATTAAACGCCGCTGGCATCGGTAAGGGGATGTGAAATGACCAAAATATTCCGGAAGAATTATCCACGTCAAAGTCGGTTTAAAGAGGCTCTATTTTTCCTTCTCTTTCTTATTTTAATGGTTCCAATATCACCGATATTCTTCATCTGGTTAGCAGGCGTACAGGCAGAAAAAAATAGCCGAGTGGTATAGCTCCATCGTATGGGGGCCATTTAACAAACTGCACAACAAATTAAATCCGTACAGGGAGGACTAACCCATGAACGCTATTACCTGCAAGGGGACGTGGCTATGTGGCGAGGATTAAATCGCGGCGGCAGCCAGATGATTCTAACTGCCTACGAATACGATCCGGAAACCGAAAAATCTCAGTCTGTTTACCTTCTACGGCATCACAGCAAGGTTAAGAAGACCACACTTGAACAGAAGCTGACAGTTAAGAACGACGCCTTCGGGCGGTTTAAGCCTTTCGTTGAACTTGAAGATTTTCCGGAAGGGCTTAGCGAACGCGAAGCAATGCTGAAATTAGCTGACTGGCTGCACCGACTTAGTGTGGCTATCGAAGATAACTGGAGTACACCATGACTATTACCAAAGAACGCCTGCTCAAAATTCAGCATTGGCGCGAAACATATGGAGCTGATAGCAACGTTATGCTGCCGGCAGAAGAGGCGGAGGAGCTGGCACGTATAGCGCTGGCAGCGCTCGAAGCGGAGAAAGGTGCCGACCCCGTTGTGTTCACCGACGAACGAAATCTTCGTCACATTGCCAGGGGGCGAGAAACCTCTTTGATTTGGGGTAAACAAAACCAGGAGGTGGGAGATATCCCGCTCTATCGTCACGCCCAGCCTGTGCCGGTAGACAAAGAATTTATCCCTAAAAATCTGGACAAGGCGTTGGGTGTTGTTGGTGTTGCGTTACCTGAATCAAAGGAAGAGTTTAATTTCCAGATAGAGCGCTGGATACAGCGTCTCATTGACCGGGTTATTCGTTATGCCGACGAATTCAAAGAGCAGCCTGCGCCGGTAGTGCCTGATGAAATGGCGACATCTGATGACATGAATCTTTATCAAAAGAGCTTTGCGCAAGGCTATAACGCCTGCCGCAATGCCATGCTCAACGCCGAGCCGCTGCGTGCCATCCAGACCGCGCCAGCATTGGATTTCTTGAATAAAAACGCCGCTCCGCTGCATGCCACCCCCAAAGGAAATAGACTCCGTATTGCGGAAGGTGAATTTGCAGCATATTTCCCGCAAGAGCGGCCTGTGTCCGGAGCGCGCGTAATTGCCTGGGATGAGAGCGGTCATTTGTTGGGTATCGGATTCGGTCGCGATACCCGAGGATCAGGCATCGCAATAGTTGTTGAGGGGAAGAAGTACGACTCAAATCATATTATCCACTGGTGCAACTATCCGGCGATCCCTGAAGGTTTAAATATTCGCGCTATCGCCGCGCTTCGTGCCGCCGTACGTAATCAGTGGCTGAAGTCTGATAATTTTGCAGACAAGGTTTACTGGAAGAGCATGCACTCTATTGCCAATGAGATCGTCGAGGCAATGATGAAAAATGAGCCACATCAACCTACCGAAAACCATATCCCATCCCGCGAAGCCATTATTGCTGGTGGCGTTTTGGTCCAATGCCCTCGATGCTATAACGATTCTTACCGTTTGAATGTTAATGGTCTGACTCATTATTGGTGCGACAAGTGTGCAAACTCCATTACTTCGGAGAGCAAATGACACTAATCATCCAATCCGAGGCTTATATCATTGGTATTGAGAAGGCACTAGACGATTCAGAGCGCACCGTTGGGAGCATCATCGAACCGCAGAAAGACGGATCTCTACGTGTTGTGGCTACGTTCAATGAGGCAGTAGCTTCCGTCATAGAGCAGCTGGACAACAAGGTACGCGCCGCCGAACAGCGCGTAAAAGAGATGGAAGCGAAACAGCAGCATATCAGCCTGAAACCGCAGCCGCTAACACTGGCGAACGAGACGATGGACGTTGAGCGCCTGCGTGAAATCGCTGAAGAGGACAATGGTAGCGACGTTAAGTTTGAATGCTCAGTGATGGCGCGCATGCTGCTTTCTGTGGCCCTAAACAGCGATCCAGTGGCCTATACCGACGCGGAGGAGTTGGAGAGCCTGGAAGGAGTTGATGGGCACTCTTACGCGCACCTGTGGCCAAACTCCTACGGTTTCGGCAAAGACATTGCGCTCTATACCGTTCCGCAGATGATGCCGCTGCCGGTGAACATCCTGGACGATGAAACCAATCGGGACGTCTTTGAAGCCTGGGTGGCGGACTATACCGGCCATACCAAAGGCTTTGTGCGCCAGTTCCGAGTAGACGACAAATACCGTAGCGACTCGATGTGGAATAAATACTGGAACACCTGGAACGCCTGCCGCGCCGCCATGCTTCAGGGTAGCCAACCTGTAAGCCAAACTTACAACTTGCCAGAATTAATCGAAGGCATGGAAGTTTCCATTGATGTAAGCACTTGTGATGCTGATTTAGGTAATCGCTATTTCGGTACTGTCACCGAGGTATCAGAACTGGACACAGCCAAGAACGGTTACATCCTTCTGGTTCAGGACGCAAAGCCAAATTTCGATGTGAATGGCAACTCTCCGGTAACTCAGGATGGTTGGATAAGCTGTAGTGAGCGAATGCCGGATAGCAAAACTGGCGTTCTTGTTGCCAGAGAGTTTGGCAGGAAAGGTGACTGGCGAATGAAATGGGCGACTTACATCCCGTGGCATCCTGACACTAATGATGGGTGGCTAATTCCTGGGGCGTCGTGGAAACCATCACACTGGATGCCGCTACCAGAGCCGCCGCAGGAGGAAAAGTAATGCAACCATTTGGGAAATTCTATTCGGTTGATGGTTGTACCTGTTCGTTGTGTCGCTCACGAGGCTACAGAAAAGGAAACGGATATGATGCTGAATTGAGAACCTGTAAACATCGAGCTCGTCAGCAGAGTAAGCGACTGATTGATAAGGAGTTAAGACAGTTCGAAAGCATTCGCGATTATTGATCAAACTGAACTATAGCAGAAGCCGTAAACAATTTGTTTTCAGAGTTAAGTTATTATCTAACCCTTCAAAATTGACCAACATTTGCTTTAATTTATACTGTACAAAAACACAGTATATATGGTGGCTAAAATGGGTGGCAAAGTACCTAACTACCAAATCGTTTATAGAGACGAGACACTCAATTATTTCAAGCCTGGAGGATATGTTTTCTTTCAAAGGCTTAAGGAATATGGCGGTGGTTATTGGTTAGGCAAAATTTACGAGGATGGGTTCGAGTTTGTGCTTGAAAGGCCAACCTCATTAAGTGAGGGAATTAAGCATTTACTTGTTTTAAAATACGTTGAAGATGGGTATTTGGAATTTGTAGATGATATCGACGACTTCAAGCTCCAATGATGCGATAGCTTTTAACATACCTCATGTGAAGATTATACGTTCGCATGTCATTCAGCACGTAACTATCTTATGCTGAAAGATAAAACAAGCGCTCTTCGGGGTGCTTGTTTGCTTATCGGGAGAGTCCACAGATGCTGAAGCGCAGCAGCTCGGCTCTCAGCACCGCAAAAATAACAATCCTCGCACTCGCGGGGATTTTTTTATCTGAACTCGCTACGGCGGGTTTTTTATTGGAGATAGATGATGGCAATGAATAAACGAGAAAAAGAACAACTTGAAAACGCTGTTCGCCTTATGGATATAAACCGATCGCTTAGATGGTCTGACTATGGAGCAGATCGCGATGTAGGCGTACCAGATAGCATCACCCAGTATGTTAACGGTTGGTCTATCAACACATATTCCTGCCGTGTATATAAATCATGGTCATCCACTGTATCTCATGGTGACGGATGGGTTGAAAATGAAGAAAGACCCCGCTCCGCATCACAGAAAGGGATTGCGCAATACAGCACCAAAGAAAAGGCACTTAAAGCATTAAGGCATTGCATGGAAATGAAGTTTGCAGAAGCACTATACGAGATAGACCAGCAAATTCTCGCCACCGACGCGGAGTAACAATGTAATCACACAGCCTCATCGAGTGTGAGGCCTGTGCATTTCTCAAGATATCCCTTCCCTCCAAGTTCGATTCCCAAACCGGAGATAAAACCTATGCGCGAATTACGCGACGACTCACTTGTTGACTTAAAGTTCATGATGGAGGATTCTGGCATGGGTAAAACGTTCATTTACTCAGAAATAAAGAAAGGTAAATTGCCTTCCCCGCACAAAATCGGCAGCGCATCCAGGTGGGTTTATGCCGACTATCAAAACTGGAAACGCAGCCACTTCTCACCCCTTCAAAATGTCTCATGAATTGCCTTTGTGGGCATAAATGCGGGCATAAAATTCTTCACTCCTGTAATTCATCATAAATCCCCTGCACTTACGACATTCATTAGGTGTCTGCAGGGGACACCA